CGCTTGTCGATGCACTGCTTCCTGTTCCAAGGCTGCTGAGCTTGGATGTAAGAGCCTCAATGACACTCTGCCCGCTGTTCTGCGAGAGAACTTCTGTCATGATGCTCCGCATTTTCGACCAGAGCGTATCTAAAGGAATGAGTGCCTCTGCTCCGGCTTCTCCGGCTCCCTGCAGTCCCTGGCTTGTATTCATGATAGTTGCCTGATCAAAAATACCGCCGGCTGCATTCCAGTTAACTGCAAACTTCGGGAGCTTAACGCTTCCACCGTCTCCATAATTCTCCGTCGAGTAGGTCGTAGATATTACCGGCACCTTTGGCTTCGGGATAGTTATCTGGCAGTTTGCAAACGCTGACTTGATTGCAGAGACTGTTGTTAACGTCTGAGACATAAGCCGTGCAAAAGCTGCCGTAAACGCTGCAGTTATTGCAGTTGCCATAGAGGTTGCCGCACTCTGTACCGACGGGGTCTCGCTCTGAAATGCTGATGAAAGTGCTTTGATTGCATCACCGGCTATAGTGCTGATATTGTCAAGTGCTGTCTCAACTATATTAACTCCGGTCGTCATGCTTGCGATGGCGTCAGAGGCTGTAGTTGCGTCGTCCGCTATGCTGTTCATCGTTACTTCAAGTGCAACCATCGTTGCTAAAAGGAGCGCCGTAGTTGCCACCGATACAGTCTCAGCTGCTACGAGCACAAGAAGTGCTGCACCGAAGGCTGCCGTTGTCGCTACTCCGGTCAGCATCGGAACGAATAACGCCACAAGTGCCGCTGCCGCTACTATCACGGCCGCCGAAAACACTGCTAGCGAGGTACTTATAAGTAAGATGCCTGCTGACGCTGACACGCCGTATGTGGCTATATTAGGCAGCTGTGCCGCAAGAAGCGACATTCCTGCCGTCGCCGCAAGTATCCCGATGCCGATCAGCGTGACTGCTGCACCAAAAGCCGCAAGCCCGACCGCTCCTGCTGTCAGTGCCGGAGCGAGCGCCGCTGCGCCGACCGCCATACCTGCGACTGCTGCCAAAAGCAGAACTAAAGCCGCCGCGGCTCCGGGTCCGGAATTTGCTATATTGACCGCCGCCACGGACAAAAGCGCCATTCCGCCACCGACCATAAGTATCGCCGCGCCGAGAGCCAAAAGCCCTGTCGCGTTCTGAGCGAGTACTGCAAGCCCTTCTCCTGCTGCCGCTGCCGGTGCAGTCACCGACGTTGCTGCCGATGCAAGCGCTCCGAACTTTGATGCAAGGCTTCCGATAATACCGAAAATCTTTGACGTAATTCCGGAAAATCCGCCAAAAATCTTAAGTAAAGGACTAAGTACATAACTTATTAACAAAAATCGTGACGCGATATCTCCAATAGATCCATCTGAGCCGTCTAAGATTCCCTGTATCAGCTGAGCGACCGCTTCCTTGCCTACTTCGAGAATCTCCGGAAGATGATCAATTATCGCATTTATAAACGCAGAAATAACACCTGCTGCGCCCTGCGCGATAGCTGTCACGCCGTCGCCTTCCAGTATTGCATTTGCAAAGCTTAGAGCAATCTCCACCGCAGCATTTATGATCTCAGGAAGCATTGACGACGTCCCCTGCACAAATGTTGTGACAAGCTCCGCGCCTGTCTCCCCGATCTCGTCCGCGTTGTCGACAATGCCCTGGACAAAGTTTTGCAATAGGCTCATCGCCATCTGCATCACCTCTGGAGCATAGTCACCTGCAAGGTCTAGGACCTCACTTAAGACATTCCCGACTTCTCCGGCAAGGCCTTCCAACCCTCCGGATTCATAAGCCGCACTAAGCTGACTTACCATATCGGTTGCAAACTGGGTTGTCTCTCTCAGAGGACCATTGAGATCTTTATAAATGCTTATGCCCAAATCTGAAAGCCCTGATTTTAACTTTGCAACATCTCCGTCGAGGTTATCAAGCTGTATATTATACATGTCCTCACAGGCTCCGGCGCTGTTATTGATTGCATCCGTGAGCTCGTCGAACCGGTTTCCGGTACCGTTTACGATTGAGGATAGTCCCTCAAAGAGCACTCCGGCGCTCTCAGCATCCATGCCGTACTGCTGAAGCATCTGAGACGCAAAGTCCTCGCTTGACATGGTCGAGTCAAAGTTTGCCGCCATGTCCTCGAGGTTGATACCGAGCTTGTCGATGCTTGTCCCGCTTGCTGATAATGCTGAATCCACAACGCTCTGCAGACTCGTGACTGAGTCCGACGTCGCTGCAAGCATAGCCCTTGCCGACGACAGGTCGGTTGTCTTAAAAATGGTGGCAAGTGTGCTGTTTATATCGTCCGCGCTCCAGCCGTCCATCTGCTTGTTAAGGTCTCCGAAAATATCGCCCAGCGAGCGCATATTTCCGCTCGCATCATACGCAGATAGTCCCATCTTCTCAAACATTGCCGCCGCATCCGCACTCCTGGCGTTCTGCAGAGACAGGATCATGTTGCGAAGATGTGTACCACCCTCTGATGCCTTTATGCCGTTATCGGCCAGTATTCCAAGCGCCGTGTCAAGCTCCGTCGTACCGCCCGCAAGATCTTTTGCAGTCCCGCCGACTGTAAGTATAGCTTCGCCCAGCTGCTCGACGCTCGTGTTAGAAACTGACGCCGCCTTTGCCATTTTGTCGGTAAAGTCGGTCAGGTTAGTTTCAGTCGCTGCAATACCTAAGGCGCTCATGCTGTCAGTTACCATATCTGAGGCCGTTGCCAAGTCCATGGCTCCGGCTCCGGCCAGATTGAGGACTGTAGGCAGGGCGTTTGCCGCCTCGTCTGCATCATAGCCTGCAAGCGCAAGATAGTTTAGAGCCTCCGCCGCCTCTGTAGCAGAGAAAGCAGTAGACCTTCCGCATTCCCGCGCTGCATCCTCGAGCGTCTGGTAAGCTGCCGCGCCCTCTTTTGTGTTCTTATCGATCAGCATCGTGGCGCTGACCTGACTCATTGCAGACTCAAATTCTTTGCCGACGTTTACTGATGCGACCGCAACTGCGCCCACGGCTGCTGCCGCCGCCGCTGATGCTGCCGCCGTGACTTTGACTGCACCCTTGATTCCTTTATTTACGACACCGAGCGCCTTATTAAGAGATGAGTCGACCTTACCCGCGATCTTGATCGCTATCTCCATCTCCTTACTTGACTTCGCCATACGCTTCCGTCACCTCCTCTGCTATCTCAACAAGTTCAAAGACCGATAGATCCTCGAGATCGGTGAGGCTGCTTTTTAACAGTATACTAAGGCGGACGGTAAGCCTCCTTAATTGCTTGCCGTCCGTTACCTTTAGTCCTCGCCGAAGAAAAAACTTGTTACCCGGTTTTTGACCTTGATTGCTTCCTTTGGTGGGAGTGACTGGAAAAACTCCACTGGGATTTTTGTTGCTTTCGCCGCAAATAAAAGAGCATATTCCAGAGAGAGCTCCGGGAGCACGCTTACGCTTCCGCTCTTTTCCATAGTTCTCTGAACCTGGATCATGTCGCTGGCTTTAAGGTTCTCGAGGCTGCTTAGATCAACCTCGGTGTAAGTACTGCCCTCCCATGTCACAGGCTTTTTAAATATCACAAGATAAGCATTATCCTCCTCAGTGATGGCCGTAACCTCACCAACGAGATGCTCGCCGTTGTCTGCTGCCTGAGTAGGCTCGGTTTCATTTTTTTTCACATTGTAGTCTTCCATAAACTATACCTGCTTTCTGATCTCTTCTAACAGATCGACGCCGTCGACCTTGTAAACAAAATTGAGCTTGTCAAGCTCAAAGCGGCTCTTGCCATTGATCTCAATGAGAATGTATGTGATATCCGCCTTGACACTGGAACCTGTACCCTGTCCGCTCTTTACGCTCCCTCCGGTAAAGCCCTTGTTGCGGCCGCGGATAACGACTCTTGATGGCATAAATTCGAGCGCAGACGTTGCCTGCTCGATAGCCTGAGTCGAGATCCTGAGCGTCAGGTCGACGGAGTTGGACTGCTGAACGAGATTAAACATCTCATCGTTCATCGTCCTGAAAGGTATCTCTATCTCTGCCGCTCCGAAGTGTCCGAGAAGCGGATCGTCCATTTCTCCGAGGAGTCCGGGACCGCTTATGGTCTCGGTAAGCGCCTCAAAATCCGGCAGGGTTACCTCGTCGGATACTCCGACAAGCTTGGTGCCCTGACTGTATACGTTATAGCTGTTTATTTTTGTTGGCAGCATAATCCTTCACCTCCTTAAGATCCAAACGCCGCACTTAAAAGGTCGGTGTCAAATTCAAGCACATCGAGGATGTCCTCCATCGGCGGACAAGGTGCAAGATGTGTAAAAAATTTTGCTTTACCATTTATGACATCCTCTGTGCTGTTATCTGACTCTCTGTACTCGATATACATTCCTGCACATTTCCCCTGGGCTACAAAGCTGTTGCCGCGGATATTCTCAGCGTCAACTATTGCCTGCACCTGACGGGGATCGTTGGGGTTGTCAACCTTTTCGTGGTAGGTCGTGATAAACGAGTTGCCCCACCAGGAGAAAAATCTCCTGCAGTTAAACCATCGATCCT